ATGAAGATGAAAGAGCGTTACGACATCGTTATGCTTGGCGATGGTGAAGGAATCACCGTAGCTAAGAACGTTAGACTAACTCGCAACTACGAGGTCGAGGTTACCAATTCGGTATCTCTCTAATCCTTAGGAAAGTTATAGTTACCTTATCCTAAAGGGCAGGGGGGCGGTGTAAAAACCGCCCCCTTGTTCTTTTATCTATATCAGTTACTATAATATTGTACTTTGATGACTGGAGATTAATGTGGCCTTAAATCTAATACAAAACGCTGCAGTAGGACTTGGTACTGTTTCTATAAAGTTCGGAAGAACTATAAAAATTTCTTCTATTACAAAAGAAAATATTATAGTACAAACAACAGCTGCCACTCCTAGTGTTTTAAACACACCCTTTAAAGATATTGATACTTTAGGTGATTATAATCAAATATCAAGAACATTAAAACTTTTATGGAATGTTCAATTAGCGCCTTCTACTGAGTATGTAATAAGGTTTATTAACTTTTTTGACGCAGCCAATGAACCAATACCGGAAGAGCAAATAAAATTTACTACTTTAGACTCTGGTGCAACTCCTAACACTGGAGAATTTAATTCTGTTAATGAACCTGAATTAAATGAAATTTTAATTGAAGATAAATCGATAAGAACAGATGCTTTTACGAGCTATCAAATAATTGCAAAAAATCCAAACTTCTATATAACAAGCTTAGACCCTGTTAATGGAGATTTTTTTATAGATAATTCTTACAATTATGGAAGAATTACTGTATCTTTTAATGAAAAACCAGCTTCTAACTTTTTAAATAATAAATATTTTAAACTGCAAAAGAAAAAAATACAAAGAACTCCATCAAGATGGGAAAATGTAATAGGCGAAATTTCAGCCCATGCCTGGAAGCCAGAGGTTTACATAGATACTCCATCTCAAGATGCAACACCAGCATATTTTACTGAGGATAAAGAATACTTTGAATCTGGATATAAATATAGATTAATAATATCTAAAGATATAGGAGTTTAATTTGTCTAATTTTATATATAAAAAAGCTAAACAAGCTTTATTTAATGGTCAAATTAATATTTCTGCAAATCAGTATAAGATTTTACTTTTAAAAACAAGTATATATACAGCTAATCAAAATTTAGATGAATTTGTTTCAGATATACCATCTACAGCTATAACTGCAAGATCCGGTAATATTTCAAATATTACTAATACATTAGGAATTATAGATGGAGATGATGTAATTATTGACGAATACAATGGAGGAACATTTGAGGCATTAGCCTTTTACCAAGTTGGTTCTTCTGATTCTAATTCTAGATTAATATTTTATATAGATACATCACAAGGTTTACCATATGTAGTTACAGCTAGTAATACAACAGTTACTATATTATGGAATAATGAAATTAATAAAATTTTAGCTATTTAAAAATGTAGGTTTAAAATGTCAACAAATTACCCAAATTCAATTGATAATTTCACAAATCCAACATCAACTGACTCACTAAGTTCTACAACTGTACCTCACCATCAACAGCATGCAGATGTAAACGATGCAGTAGAGGCTATTCAGGGTGAACTAGGAGTAAATCCATCAGGACCCTATAATACAGTAAAAGCTAGGATAGAAGGATTAGAGTCAGATATATTAAACCAATCAGTTTTAAATGGATTATTTGATGTTACTATAGGTACAGCATCTAATGGTGATCTACTGCAATATAACGGGTCAGCCTGGATTAATTCAGCTAAAGAAAATCTAGTCGATGGAGGAAGCTTCTAAATGGCAAATACAATAAGGATTAAAAGAAGATCATCAGCTGGTTCAGCTGGTAGTCCATCTTCTTTGCAGAACGCAGAATTGGCATACAACGAAGCTGATGACACACTTTATTATGGTAAGGGAACTGGTGGCGAAGGTGGTTCTGCTACAACAGTAGAGGCGATTGCACGGATCTGGCGCTTATGTTACAAAAGGAACAAACCAAACAATAACAGGAAATAAAACATTTTCTGGAACTATTTCTCTAGGGTCTTCTGCTACTGCTACAACTCAAAGTTCAGGAAGTAATAGTACATCAGTGGCTACTACTGCTTATGTAGACAGTCTTCTTGGAACAGCAACTTCAATTGAATCTATTCAAGATATCGTTGGCGCAATGGTATCTTCAAATAACGAGTCAGGCATTTCTGCAACTTATGATGATACAAATGGAAAGCTAGATTTTGATGTAAATGATCCAACGATAACAATTACTGGCGATGTTGACGGCAGTGCTACAATGACAAATCTTGGAAATACTACTATAAATGTTACTCTTGATACAGTTAATTCTAATACTGGTTCATTTGGTTCTACAACTGAAATTCCAGTTGTTACAGTAAACGCAAAGGGACTTGTTACTGCAGTTTCCACTGCCTCAATTTCTACAACCCTTACTGTAGGGGCAGATACTGGAACTGCAGATTCTGTGGCTTTATCTACTGACACTCTTCAGTTTACTGGTGGAGAAGGAATTGATACAGCTGTAACAAATAACACAATTACGATTTCCGCTGAAGATGCCACAACAACAAATAAAGGCGTAGCATCATTTGCTAACAACGATTTTAATATTTCATCTGGAGCTGTATCGATTAAAAATGTTAATCTTGCAACTCAAACAACTGGAGATTATGTAGCTAGCCTTGTTGCTGGTACTGGTGTCACTCTTTCAAATAACTCTGGAGAAAATTCAACTCCAACAATTGCAATTGGACAAAGTGTAGAAACAAACGCTACAGTAACATTTGCAACTGTAACAACTACAGGAAATACATCAATAGGCGGAAGCCTTACTATTACTGGTGATTTAACTGTAAACGGAAATACTACAACATTAAATACTTCAACTCTTGTTGTAGAAGATAAAAATATAGTATTATCAAATACTTCATCACCAACAGATACAACAGCTGATGGTGCAGGTATAACTGTTTTAGGCGCAACAAATAAAACTTTTAATTGGTTAGATTCAACAGACTCATGGACATCGTCAGAAAATATTGATATTTCAAGCGGAAAAATATACTCTATTAATGGGACAACTGTATTATCGAATAATACCCTTGGATCAGGAGTTGTTACTTCATCATTAACATCGGTTGGAACAATATCTACAGGAACTTGGCAAGCAGGTACTATAGCAATATCTTATGGTGGAACTGGAGCAACAACAGCTTCTCAGGCAAGAACAAATCTTGGCCTAGCAATAGGCACAGATGTACAAGCATATGACGCTGAGTTAGCAGCACTAGCCGGTTTAACATCAGCAGCAGACAAGCTTCCATACTTTACTGGTTCTGAAACTGCATCCTTAGCAACATTTACAAATTATGCTAGAACACTACTTGACGATGCAGATGCTTCAACGGCAAGAACTACCCTAGGCTTAGGAACAATAGCAGTACAAAATGCAAATTCTGTTTCAATTACTGGAGGATCAATTACAAACTTAACTACTTTCGATGGCGTAACTATCGACGGTGGAACATTTTAATTTCTAAATAAGAAAGGCTATTATGGCATTACCATCAATAACTCAGGGTCAAATAGCCATAGACCCATCAAATGGAATTTTCTATTATAAAGATGCAAGCAATACACTAGTAAGTGCTACATTAAATTGGCTTCAAGATAGTAATACAGCCATTTCTACAGAAGATAGTGTAACCGTAGATGGAAGCTTGACAATAACTGGTGATTTAACAGTTAATGGAAACACTGTTTCTGTTAATGTTTCTAGTGTTGTAGTCGAAGATAATATTTTAGTATTGAATGGAAATGTAACTGGATCTCCATCACTTAACGCAGGAATAGAGATTGAACGCGGTACATCTACTAATGTGCAGATTCGTTGGAATGAATCCACCGATAAATGGGAGTACACTAACGATGGAACGAATTTTTACGCCATTAACGATAATTCAAACACAGCAAATTCGTGGGCAACAGCTAGAACAATAACATTATCTGGAGACGTATCAGGCTCTACATCAATAGATGGTTCTGCAAACGTAACTATATCAACAACTATTGCAAATGATTCACATAATCATACTGCATCAACTTTAACTTTTGCCCTAAATGACGCATCAGATGTCACAATATCAGATGTAGCTGGCGGAGACTTTTTAAGATATAACGGTTCTGCTTGGATAAATGATCCAGTAAATCTAGCAACAGATACAATAGGAAACTATGTACAATCGCTAGTAGCAGGAGATGGAATTACTCTTTCTAATAACTCAGGCGAAGGTGCAACTCCAACAGTCGCTTTAACAAGTAATTCAATTACAGTAGGATCAACATCTGTAGCGCTTGGAGCTTCTTCTGCTACAATAGCTGGATTAACTTCAGTAACATCAACTTCTTTCAATGGAGATTTGACAGGAAATGTAACTGGCAACGCAGATACTGCTACCAAGTGGAAAACAGCAAGAACAATAACTCTAGATGGAGATGTATCTGGCTCAGTAACTATTGATGGATCAAATAATGTAACAATAACAACTTCAGTTGCAGATAACTCTCATGGTCATGGACCAGGAAGTGTTTTATTAGCTCTTGGTAATTTAACTAATGTTACAATTTCAGATCCAATAAATGGAGATTTTTTAAGATATAATGGATCTAATTGGTTTAACGATCCAGTTAATTTAGCTACAGATACAGTAGGTAATTATGTTGCTTCCCTTACTGCGGGCGATAATATATTAATAACAAATAATTCAGGAGAAGGAACAAGCCCAACAATATCGGTTTCATCCACTCCAAATTATGACACTTTAACTGCAAATACACTTACTGTTGATTCTATTGAAATTGATCCAACAGGTGCTCTTACTGGACAAGTATTAAAGTATAATGGAACTAAATTTATTCCTTCACAAGATAACGTTGCAGCAGCAGGCAATTTGTCATTAACAGACTTAAGTGATATAGCTTTTGTTAATCCAGTTAATGGATCTACTCTCAGATTTGACGGAACAAACTGGACAGATTCTGGCATCTCAATTGAAGACCTATCTGACTATACAAATGCATCTACTCCTCAATATGGTCATGTTGTGCATTACAATGGATCAAACTGGACAAATAGGGCTCCACAATTAGACGACGCTACAGATGTTGACCTGTCTGGAAAGCTATCTGGTCATGTTCTTCAGTATGATGGGTCAAATTGGGTTTCTTCTAGTCTTGGAGTAAATGAAATAGATACATTCTTAGTTGCGGCTACACCAAGTACTGGTCACGTACTACAGTGGAATGGAACTACTTGGTCAGATTCTCAGATAGCTTTGGGAACTGAAACTTCTGGTGATTATGTTTCATCTTTAACTTCTGGTGAAAATATTATAATTACTGGAGGGTCAGGAGAGGGTTCAACTCCGACAATAGCCGTAAATACAAGTTTATCAAATATTTCTACAATATCTGGAACAAGCATAACAATAAACGCAAATACTATTACAAATGGAAATGTAACAGTATCGAATACATTATCTGTTTCTCAGGATGCAACAATAACAGGTAATGCTAGTGTAGGTAGTGACGTTTATTTGGGAGTGAATGCAAGTACATTTGCCTCGACATTAACTCATCCAACATTGGTTGTTCAGTCAAATCATTCTGATTACTCACAAGTTGCATTCAGAAACTTAGGTAATGCTGCTAGTAGCTCTACTGATATAATCGCTTACTCAAATAATGGAGATGACAATTCTGGCTGGATAGATTTAGGTATTACTTCTAACGCATTTAATGATCCATTATTTAGTACTACTGGTCCAAATGATGGCTATATATTTATGGAGGCACCAGCAAATACAACTGGAAATGGAAATCTAGTTATAGCTACTGGAGGAAATGGAACTCAAAACGCCATAGTATTTGCAGCTGGAGGATTACAGACTGACAATACTCAAATGACAATATTCCCAGATGTAAACGTACATATAGAAATTCCAACACCATCAACAAGTTCTACAACAGGAGCTTTAACTGTAGTAGGAGGAGTTGGTATTCAAGGTGACATGAATGTCGAAGGTAATGTTAGCGTTCAAGGAACAATTACTTTTGGTGGAGCTGGAACTACTGTTGAGACTGAAAACTTAACTGTTACTGATCCTTTTGTGTTTGTTTCCAATGGAAACACTGGAGATATAGTAGATTCTGGTTTAGTGACTGAATATAAAAACAACGATGCAACTCCACAGACTAGATACTCAGGTATTGTAAGGGACGCATCAGATGGATATTATAAGATTTTTTCTGGAGCAACTACAAAACCAAGTACTACAGTAAACTTCAGTGAAGCAGGTCTAGTATATGGATCCTTTAGGGCCAACAATATTACTTCTACAACAATTAATAGTGGAAATATTACTTTAGATACTGGTAGTTCTATAACAATAGGCGTTACTGAAGTACTTACCGCATCAAACTATGCAGGAACTGCAGCAAGTGTTGTAAATGGAGTTTATACAACTGATACTGGCACTGTAACGCCAACTATGCTAGCTACAGGACCAGCAAGATCAGGCTTTAGGTCTGAAATAAACGCTCAAACTGGAACAAGTTATACTTTAGTTTTATCTGATTTAGCAAAGTTAGTTACGATGGATAATGCCTCCACTATGACTTTAACTATTCCAGCAAATAGCTCGGTTGGATTCACTATAGGCGATAAAATAGATATACTAAGAAAGGGAGCAGGAGCTTTAACAATAGCAGGAGCTGGAGGGGTTACTGTAAATGGAACTCCTGGACTAAAGTTGCGCGCTCAATGGTCATCTGCTACACTAGTAAAACTAGGAACAGATTCTTGGGTTGTAATAGGAGACCTGTCGGCATAACATGGCAACTGGCGATAGACACGGAACTAGAAAAAAACCTGCACCGACCGTAACTGGTCGGTAAAGATACCGCTGCCAACGCAGCCATTACTACAGCTGGTTTTAGAATTGGAACTATAACAAATGTGTCTACAGCAGTAGAAGCAGAGTTGGGTGATGTAACCGCTCAATCTCCTGCCTCTGGAACAGTAACGCCAATGGATACAAATATTGACTATACTAGAAAGAGTCCATTTTTTCCACCTTATTTCCCACCATACTTTCCACCTTTCTTTCCGCCTTTCTTCCCGCCATATTTCCCACCATATTTCCCACCATTCTTCCCACCGTTCTTCCCACCATTCTTCCCACCATTCTTCCCACCATTCTTCCCACCATTCTTCCCACCAATATTTAAGTAGATACACTTAATTAAGTGATTACTATATAATATATTCTAAACAAAAAGAGAATGTATGGCTAATATTGTAAAAATTAAAAGATCCGGATCTAGTTCTCAGGTTCCTTCCTCCTTAGAGGAAGGAGAAATAGCTCTTAATTATGCAGACGGAAAACTATTTTGGAAAAATGTTTCTAATTCAATAGTTGCGTCTAAGTTAGTTACAAATATATCTGGAACTGCAAATCAAACTGTAGTGAGCGAATCTACTGGTTCCTTTACAGTTTCTTTGTCCAATAGTGTAACTATAAGCGATAATTTAACCGTAAATGGAAACACTAATGTTTCAGGATTTTTTGTCAACTCCGTAAAGATAGAAGCAATTCGGAGCAGCTTTAGGTGATGCCCTAGTATTTGATGGTACCAAATTTATTCCTTCACCACCCTCTAGTGCATTAAATACCGCAGAAAAATATACTGAAGTAATAGGAGATGGAAGTTCTTCAACATATTCATTAACGCATAATTTAGGAACTAGAGCAGTTGTTGTTTCAGTACTTGAAACAAACTCCCCATTTACTTTCTCGGAAGTGGAATGGAATGCAACCACATCAAATACTGTAACTTTAAATTTTTCTGGAGCACTACAAAGCAATTCTAGAACAGTAACGGTTCAATCAGTTGGATCTGGAGAGTTATATTCAACTCAAGTTGGAAATGGTTCTTCAATAGAGTTTGAGATAAATCATAATCTTGGACTATTTGACACATTTGCTGTAGTAAAAAGTACAGCAAGTCCTTATAACGTAATAAAATGTCAATATTTTCCTATCTCTTTAAAGAAATCAAAAGTAGTTTTTTCTTCTCCCCCTTCATTAAATCAATATACTGTCTCTGTATATGCTCCATTAGAAGGTTATTCATATAATGAAACTGTAGGTGATGGTTCTACTACAAATTTTACTATCATACATAATCTAAATACAAAAGAATTAAATGTTTTTTCTAGAGATATAGATAGCCCATACGAGCACACTTTGATTGGTTGGAAGTGCGTTTCAAATGACGCTATTGAAGTATATTTTGAACAAGCTCCATCGCAATCATCTAAAAAGATACATGTATTCTCTTCAATTGGTGAATACAAAGAATTAACAGATATATCAGAACTCGATAATTTAACAATAGAATCAGTAATTTCTGGTGATTCTATTGTATATACTGGTTCAATATGGGAGAATAAATCTAGAATAGCTACATCTATACCATCAACTAAGTATGGTTCTTCTGGAGACAAAAAGGGCGACCTAGCGATATCGTCTGACTACCTGTATATATGCTACAATAATTATGTAAATAACTCTACTCAGATATGGAGAAGGGTAGCTATAGATACTGGTTGGTAAAATGTATCCCCTTAATAATTTTGATGTAACAATGTCCCTGCCACATAATAAAACGGCAATGATTTTAAATACATTTTGTTTGATAGAAAATCAAAAGATAGAAGATCTTTCTTTATATATTAAAAATAATATATTAAAAAATATACAATACTCAAT